GTTCCGGTCTCAGGCGGTCGTGCTTTGGAATCCAGAATAAGCGAAGCGAAGCGTAGCGTATTAAACCTTGCAGCGGGTATGCTTTACGCTGCCCGCTGGCTTTTTTAAATTACATGAATTATGCGAATAGAATTTAAACGTGGTGGTACGAAACACCGAGGTAAGGTTGTGGCGACCATCGTAGAAGAAAAAGACGTGAACATCCGAACCACATTGCAAGTCATCCGATTTGTGGTGATGCTGAAAGACGGGTCGTTTACGAGCGTACAGATAGAAGAATGCCAAAGGGTGCGCTGGTGGCAAATCTTTTAATCACACGAACTATGCAAAAGACATTTGAGCAGGAGTGCGCAGAGGGTCGCTTTGAGTTCAACCCGAACCGCAGCTTTGAAGAGCGGTGCGAAATCTTAAGGCGCACGGCTATCACCAGTGATATGACTTACGAAGAACGATTAGAGATGCTAAAGCGTCGCTATGGACTTTAAATTAAAGTAACTATGACATTAAACGAACTATTCAGAAGAATTGGGGGGGGTAATTCTTACTATACGCCCATAGCGGTAGTTGGAGAATTAGTCAACCAAAGCGGCGGGCAGGTGACAATCGTCAACCCGCCGTACCATTCGCAGCCGAGAGCGTGGCGCAAAGGATGGGCGAAGAAACTACGCATCGGGCGGTTGTACCTATACATATCGAATTGTAGGATGAGGAAACGACCTATCCGCGATTTGATGTACGGAAACAACGTGCAAGACCATTGCATCGAGAACAAGCGCAAGCTGTACGAAAGACAGGGCGGACGTTGCCCACATTGCGGACAGCCGTTTGAGTACGAGGCGATGGAGTTGCACCACGTTCTACCACTTGCACGATTCCCCGAACTTGGGCAATCTATCCGCAACGGCATTATGCTTTGCCACAAGTGCCACAAAGAGGTGCATTGCAACCCCTGGCGCAACATCGACCTGATGAAGGCGAAAGCGGAGGAATTAGGAATTGACCTCAAAGAACGATACAACGTATGAACTACCAAGATAAAATCATAAGGGATCGAACATGAAACCTGATTGTAAGTATTGCCGGCATTATGTCTTCACCCCGACGCTGGCATCTCGGGATGAATCCGTATGGCATTGCCAGTGCGGGTTCTCGCCTCATATAGGTGTGCTGGAGACCTTTGAGCCGCCGATGCCATATAGCTGTATAGAGGAGGCTACAAGGATTTATCCTGTCAGCTTCCCCGAGACGGACCTTTTTCACCGACTTGCCTATCGTGACGAATCCGGCTATCATGCCATTTCTGATTTGACGGGCGTTCATCCTCGCATATCCATTTATTCCCCCACCGACGAATATATTGGCGGTACGAATGTAAGCAGCAAGACAAGTCAAATGGGGAACATCCGGGCAATAATTAATTGGCACAAAAAGTACAGAATGACAGAAATATGACAAGATTCTTCACTCTTCACTCTTCACTCTTCATTTTTTATATATCATAGATATATGTCTGGGGCGATGGAAAAATAATTGCCAAAGTGTTGCTGAGTTTCAAAAAAAAGTGCTTACCTTTGCCCTGTCGAAAATCATTCAATAGGTTGTAAGGTAGGCTTAGGCCTGCTTTAACTGAAAGCTAAAACAAGGTCTATATGACTGCGTTACGAGTGTGGTATCAGTAATGACCACAAAGGCGTTTTCAACCTATTGAGCCTTCGACAACTCGGAACGCAGTTTTTTTATTGTCAAAATTCAAAGGTATGAAACGAAACAACACTAAGCAAGAGGAGCAGGACAAGCAGCTTGTCCGCGCTACATTCGTGTGCATGATTATGATTATCATGAGGGGAGAGCAAGGCTCCATGAGTCAATTCCTGATGGATAAGTCTACCAAACAGATCGAGCAATATGCAGAGGTCTGGGATTCATGCGCCAACCATCCCATCGGAGACATCATACAACGCCCAGACTTCGAGCTCTGGCACACGGTGGCAGAGGTGAGAGAACGGCAACAATCAAATTGAAAGTTGAAAGTTGAAAGTTGAAAATTTAACCTTGAACCATTAAACGAAACTAACATGAATAACCTGCAAGTATTCAATAGCCCGCAGTTCGGACAAGTGAGAACGAGCGGGACACCCGAGACCCCTTTATTCTGTGCTAATGATATTTGCCGTGCCCTCGGATATTCCAACGGACGCAAGGCCATTATTGACCACTGCGACGAAGGGGATGTAACGAAACGTGACACCCCTACACCTGGAGGCATTCAGGTGATGGCCTTTGTTAACGAATCTGGTCTTTATTCCCTGATATTCGGGAGTAAGTTGGAGAGTGCTAAGCAATTCAAGAAATGGGTGACAAGCGAAGTCTTACCCTCCATCCGTCGGCATGGCATGTATGCCACAGGCGAGACCATAGAGAGCATCCTGAACAACCCCGACAATGCAATCGTCATCCTCCAGGCTATGCAGAGGGAGAGGCGCGAACGGATGGCTGCACAGCAAGAGGTGGAACGTCTGGAGGCTCAGGCACAGGAGGACCGCCCCAAGGTGGTGTATGCCGATGCCGTGCAAGGCTCCAAGAGTGCCTGCCTGATAGGTGAGCTTGCCAAGATGATAGCCCAGAACGGCTACCCCATAGGCGAGAAGCGGCTTTTCCAATGGCTCAGGGATAATCACTACCTCTGCTCATACGGTGAGCGGCTCAATCTGCCTTATCAGCAATACATAGAGCAGGGCCTTTTTACCCTAAAGCAGAATGTCTATTCGGTGGACGGTGAGATTCGCACTCGCAACACCACAAAGGTAACAGGCAAAGGGCAGATTTACTTCATTAACAAATTTCTCTCGCAACGGCCAATGGCCTGCGAGAGTTGAAAATTGAAAGTTGAAAATTGAAAATTAAAGCTAACAGCCAACGGCCAATAGCCAATAGCCGCGCGCTCCGCGCGCAGTAAACCCCTGCACCAAGACGGTGCGTATCATTGGGTGCAATCATGCGCATGAATGGTGTGCATGATGCGCATCAGTGATTATTAACTATTTTAATTAACAAATTAAACAAACAAAATCAATGTCAGTAATTAATCTGATTAAGAAAAAGGGTATTAACCCACAGACAAAGCAAGTTATTTATTTTCCTCAGTGGACCCGTCGCAGCACGGACACCGCAATGGAGATTGCCGAGCAGATGGACGGCTCAACCTTCAGCCAGGGTGAGATTGCCGGTGTGCTGATGGACTTCCCCAAGCGCATCCTGCGCTCCCTGATGAACGGCAACGCAGCCAAGATTCCAGGACTGGGTACATTCAAGCTGAAGGTGACAGGCAAGACTCGCACCGCCATCGAGGATGTCACCACCGCAGGATGCTCCGCTCAGGTAGTGTTCGAGGTAGACCCGAACCTTGCAGCGCAGCTTGCGGATGCCAAGTTCGCCTTCGTTGCCAAGCCAACACCAGACGGTGAGCAGGACGTGGAGGAGCCTACACCTAACCCAGGTGGTAACGGTGGAGGAGGTAACTCTGGAGGAGGAGACGATGGAGACGAGTAGGCTTAAAATGAAGAATGAAGAGTGAAAAATGAAGAATGAAGAATCAGAAAATGAAGAATGAAGAACAAGGAAAAGTACAAGGCACTGCTCCAATTAATGATTGAGAAGGATGTCAGCTTGCCCAAAGCGGCAAGCATCCTCTGGCAATGGAAGATATGGGAGGAGGCTAAGGAGGAGGAGAGATACGCCATCGCACGAGGTGCCGATCGGGATGCTCAGGCGCACCTCCACAAAGTAGCGGAAATGCACCGGCTACAACTTGAACACTACCTTGTTGTGGCTAACATTAGCGACGAGATGGTCGCCGCTATTGTTAGGCCACAACAAAATGAAGAGTGAAGAATGAAGAATGAAGGGAATTGAAAATTGAAAATTATGAAACTCCGGAAACTACTGAAAAAAGTCAGGCCGTGTGATCGTTATTACATTGAGGAGATTCTTGAACCCACATACGACGGCAAACAACTTCAGGTTATGAAATGGCTACCGATGCCGCCAGGATGTAAGTCGATAACATTCAAGTATGACAGGTTCAAAACATACGATGAGTGCTACGCCTACATAGATCAGTTAAAATGGGAACAGACCCAACATAATATTGACTACCTACGCAAAAAGTATAAACGACCAAGTAAAAGCAAAAACAAAGATATGGGAAGAAAATATCCAGTATTACCTGTGGCAACGCCGCCGCCTCCATCGTATGAAAAGACATTGAGAGACGCAATTAACGTCCTCAACCGCCTCGGCTGCGAATACGAAATCAAGTTCAAAAACCAAATTTACACCAAGAGATATGAACAAACCTGAAAAAGCGTACAAGGGATGCGGTTGGTCAGCCATCGCCGCACTCCTGCTAATGATTGCCTGGCTGATTGTCGGTGCCTCCTGCACCACGACAAAGTATGTTAGTGTTCCCGAAGTTCACACCGAGTACATCAACCATACTGACACCTTTGTTCAACGGGACACCATTGTCGACCATCAACAGACGGTTGTGTGCGAGGTGGATAGCGCAACGATGGCCAAGTTCGGCATCGAGCTGAAGAATAAAGAGAGAGCTTGGCTGATAGAGAACTCGCGGCTAAAGCAGCAGATAAGCGTGCTGGAGAAGAGCAAGTCGGACACCGTATTAGTTCGTGACACCATCCCTAAGCCTTACCCAGTACCCGAGTATATAGAGAAGCCACTCACCTGGTGGCAGAAGCTACGGCTCAACCTTGGCAATATCATGCTGGCCCTACTGGGAATGGCGGTTCTGTATGGTGCCGCAAAAATATACCTTAAAATTCACGGAGTATAACCCTTAAAACATTACAATTATGGCAAATTATCCAGGTTACACATTGAGAATTATGCACGGGAATCCTGACGGATTCGGTAAGTATTACACAGGCAGCGTTAAGTGCCGCCATCGTCAGATTAAGCGCAAGCAACTTGCGAAGCGCAAATAAAAGCCAACGGCCAAAGTAAACCGATACTCGCGCTTCGCACGATTATTGGTTAACAGCCACCAGCGCAATGTACCACTTTTGTCAGCAGGAAGGCCTAATCGGGGATAAGCCAATGTAGCACCGTGTCGGAACCACTTGCAGATGAATCTTCTTATTGGATAGAAGATGCTCATAAGGATTTGGGGAAAGGCTCGCAGTGATGCGGGCCTTTTTTTTGTGCCCATTGGCGGAGAGAATTGGAAATGAAGAATGAAGAGTGAAGAATGAAGAATTTGCTGCCGCTGCGAATAATTTTCAATTTTCAATTTTCAATTTTCAATTCTCGAAGAGTAAACTTATTACACCCCTTCGCCCGACTTTTAGAAACTAATAAAACTACAAAAAGGAAATGATGACAAAATGCTTTGAATGGATGTCGCTAACATTGGGTGGCATCATCGGATGGATTGCAGGGAAATTCGAGCCGGCCGTGCCATTGGTAGTAATAGCCATGCTCTTTGTTCTGTACGACGCATGGTCGGCTTATGAGTTAGACAAGAGAGTCAAGCAGATGTACCCCGAGAAGAAGCGACGAGAGGCTAAGTTCAACAGCTACAAGTTCCGACAAGTGATTCCCACCCTGATAGAGCGTTTTGTCATTATCATCCTTGCCTACTGCGTAGAGCGGTGGATATTCGTACATATATCGGTGCCCGTCAGCTATATTGCCGCAGGAATAGTGTGCGCAGAGCAGCTCCTGAGCATCGCGGAGAATAAGGCCTCATGCCGGCTCCCTGGCGATAAGCACGCACGCATCTGGAAGGTCTTGGCCAACGTGCTGATAGACAAGACCGCGAGGCACTTTGATATTGATGAAAACGATCTTAAAGAACTGAATAAACCAACAGCCAATGGCAGTTGAAAATTGAAAGTTGAAAATTGAAAATTAAAGCTAACAGCCAACGGCAAAACAACTAACACTATGAACTATAAAAAAGGAGACAAGGGAGAGGTCGTTAAGCAGATACAGCGGACGCTGCACCTGGTGGACGATGGCATATTCGGCCATCTGACAGAGGAGGCGGTCATAGCCTTCCAACGCGAGGCAGGCTTAGTTCCTGATGGCATTGTCGGCCCTGCTACCCTCACCAAGCTATTGGCGGCCAAATTTAGCATTAAGAAGTCGCGCCGCAAGATATACGGTATTGTCATTCACTGCACCGCTACGAAGGCAGGTGTTGACCTGAACGTGGAGGATGTGCGACGCATCCACAAGGCGCAGGGATGGGCAGACATAGGCTACCACTACCTGATACGCATAGACGGCCGCATAGAGAATGGCCGAGACGTGGACCTGATAGGTGCCCATGTGAGCGGCTACAACGCCAACACCATAGGTGTCTGCTACGTGGGCGGCCTCGACGAAAAAGGCAACCCTGCCGATACCCGTACACCAAACCAGAAGGCATCGCTCGTCAGCCTGCTTAAGATGATCCGCGCTGCCTACCCAGGTGCAAGCATCAAAGGCCATCGAGACTATTCGCCTGACAAGAATGGCAACGGCACCATCGAACCGAGTGAGTGGATCAAGGTGTGCCCTTGCTTCGAGGTGAGCGCGGAGTTTCATTGAACATTGAACATTGAACATTGAACATTGAACATTATCCTTAACCCTGAACCCTTAAAGTATGTACTACTACAATTCAGGATTCGATGACTATATAGACAGGCAGAAGCCTACGGATGACATGCCTAATGGCTGCCTGTGGCAGATACTTATATTAATACTTTTGGGATTATTATTCCTATGTCTTTAACTCCAGGTTATGCTTGCGTCGTGAGACGCGGCATAACATCATACAAGTAGCATTGTGTGTATAATATTAGGTTAATTGTGTGGCTCGCAGCGGCGAGCCTTTTTTTTTTGAAAATTGAAAGTTGAAAATTGAAAATTATTCGCTAACCGCTAACCGCTAACCGATAATAGAGATGCTATTTTGCAAACTCGGAGATTACAAAACGGCCAAATATTGTAACAAAATACAAAATAATTGACCAAAAAGTTGTATCATGTTACAAAAAGCCGTATCTTTGCATCAGAAATAAGAAACAAAACAATTAGAACCGGCGGCAACGGGTAACAGCGGCGACAAGATTATGAAGACAAAGAAGACAAACCACAGCGAGATTCTCAACAGCCTGAAGGCAGAGTTCACAACCCTTACAAGTGCTTACGAGTCAGCGAGCAACGCATGGAGAAACAGCGGTACCACTTACGAAGACCGCGACGCTTATCTGATGAGAACAATGAGCAGCATCCGAGGGCAACTCCGAGACCTCGAAGCTCAGATGAAGTTCCACGAGATTATGCTTCAGGATAAGAAGTACGCTACCGAGTGGCTTTGGACCGATGCACACGCCTACGAGATTATCGAGGAGAAGAGCGAGAAGGTGATCATCGTTCGCCGCATGAAGGCAACCATTAAGAAGGAATCACAGAAGGCATTACACGACAGTTTTGTACCTGGCGGTTTCTGCGGACACTTCGACAACGACCTTCAGGAATGGGACTACGAGAGCGACGAGAGCTACGGACTCGAAACCATCCGTAAGCACAAGGACGGAAGATGGTACGGATGCGGTGGCAGACACTTCACCATCGAGGCGCAGCCACGCGAGGTTTTCGACTACAACTTTTAAACGGGAAACGGGAGGGGCAACCCTCCCAACAAATAAGCTAAATAATATGACAGACGAACAGAAACAACAGGAGAGGCTTCGCATAGGGCAAAGGATTAAGGCCCTACGGACAGAAGCAAAGATAACATTGGCAGAACTGGCAGAGAGAGCAGGACTTGATGCCCCACATATCAGCCGCATAGAAGCTGGCAAGTATAACGTGGGAATAGATGCCCTCGCCGCCATCGCCAAAGCAATAGGTAGAGAAGTGGACTTGGTAATAAAATAACACATTATGGCAAAGGAGATTAAATGGCATAAGGCAAGTAAGGCTATCAATAGCAGATCACCGTTGAAGGATATATTGGTGCTTCACCATTATCCAGTAAGCGGGGATAGAATTGCACTGGAGAATCATGTTGATCCTGGCGAGTATTACATCACATTCGACGAATTGAAACAATTACCCCAAGGAGATTTAATTATGGATAAAAATAATAAACGTAAGCAAGTGCTAAAGGAAGTTCATGACCGTCTGATGGTGATGCTTAATACGTCGATAGACAATGAGCATTTTTTTGACCAGCTTGACGATTATATTGAAGAGCTTGAAAGGCAAGCAGAAATATAGTAAACCTTAACCACCAAAACGCCCGATATGTGTAACAGCATATCGGGCGTTTTTTTTTTTTTTTTTTTTTTTTTTTTGGAGAAAAATGGATTAAATAAATTTTAT